ATTTTGTTGCGCTTTTAGGAAAGCAACCTTACGGTGCTAGAGACGACTAGTACCGTTCGTATATCGTTAACGTCAATCGCGCACCAGCGCATACCAGCCTTATGCGAGGCTTACTGCCACTAATTCATATTGATTAGTGATTTTGTTATGTTTTAGGAAAATAACCTTGCGGTGTGTTAGACGATCAACACCGTTCGTACTTGACGAACGTTAATCGTATTGGGATATACGAGCGCCTCTGCAAGTCCGGGCGCCAAATACGGAAACCTTCTGACTACCCCACGCGGGATATGTCGCGAACTTCTGGTGATTGCGTGAATCGTCAGAAATCCAAGTAATGATTGGACTGGAAAATGTCTCTTTAAGAACTGAGTACCAGCGCGGTAAGAACACGAGCTTAGCAACTGTTAGTAATTTTATTGCGCTGCTCGATATCTTAGTTGGACTAATAACTTTTAGTCGCTTTGTATCGAGCAGTATCACTTACATCACATGTTCGAAACTTTACACATTAGGTGTCTTCGAACTGACCATCACTTGCCTGGTGGTCTCTCTCCCATTCCTCTCCCCCTCATTTAAGATCACATCATGTGGCATATTAGATTACCTTACACAATTAGACTCACACTCTGTAATAGGAGGCGACTACCCCAGTTCTATCTCTTCGCTAAACGCGAGCTTCCCGACAGCTGACAACACTGCGCGGGCTCTTACACTCTTTACCGCTCACACTAAGACCATTCGACCACACCTATTAGATTCGCGTGTGAACACGACTTGTGACGTGCTAGAGATGCTTAGCTTATTAGACCCTCACTCTTTAGTGGGAAGCGACAATTCCCACTCCGTAGAGTTAAATTTTGACAATTTTGGCAATGACTACCTAGATTATTTTCCATCTCCTCCGATTTCTGAAATTTCAAATATATCGTCTAGCGCCACCGGACAGACTCCCCCGCCGTCAAACTACCTGACTTCCTCTATTACAAACTCGCGTAGATTTAGTGGTGACGTAATGCCTCAAGGGTACTGCTACCTGCTCTTAGTTGAGGAGCGTTATAGAGATCATTTGAGTACGTTAGGTTCGACTCCTATGGTCAGTGACATAACTAGATTCATTGACAGGCATGCCTTGCCACTTACAGAGCAACAGTTAACGTTGAACGAGGTTATACCAGGTCTATATCACTTAACCGCTAAACGCGACACTGATCGGCATTTCTCTTACTTCTCTCTAAATACCTGTGAAGCGCAATCGCGTCTGGGAGTTAACGATGACAGATTAGATCTATATACAATGACCTACAACACGTTTAGCTTACCGCAAGTACATGGGGCGATTGGTGTTATTTTGCTTGTGAATGTGGAGGCGTTAACGCTATTAGTGAACCTTTCGTACAATTACTCTGATCC